AAAGCATCAGTGTTGGACAAGTACTGGACGCACATGGCCGCAGTTACTTTTCAATGAGTCAAATGATGAACTTGGTTCAGCTGATGAAAAATGGAGAAGTTACTCATGAAGATGTCATCTACTTTGAAGACATGTTCCAGCCAGGCATCGAAAGTTTGCCGTACATCATGGACCAAATTCCTGCAGAACAACGTCCACAAGTGTTTGTTCGATGTTTAGCACAAGCCATTGATCCAGACGACTTTGTTCATGTATGGGGCATGGCAGGCTGGATGAGCACGTATGAGCGAATGGTCAACCACTTTGTGACTGGCGTATTGGCCACCAACGAAGAAATGGTGGCTCACATGCGTATTGCAGGGTGGACTGCTCCAATCTACAACATCTCCGGACTAGCATTTGGCAAGGAGGAAGTGCTGGAACGTATTGGTGGTGTCAGCAACATTCGACCATTTGCAGAACGTCCACGCCGTGTGGGCTTTGCCGCACGGTGGGACCAAGAAAAGCAACCCGGCTTTTTCATGGATTTGATTGAGATGTATGGTGAACTTACATCGGAGCCCTGTGAGTTTGTGATCTATTCAGGTGGGCCATTGCGTAGCAACAATCGAAAATTTATTGATCGTGCAGACACACTGGCACAGCAAGGCAAGTTAACAATCTACGACAATATCTCAAAAAATGATTACTACTCTCACCTTAATAATACTCGTGTGCTGTTTAATTGCGCCCTTCAAGATTGGGTTAGCAACACAGTCAGCGAAGCAGATACTCTTGGGTGTAATGTTTTATATCCTGCTTATAGGTCTTTCCCTGAGACTTTTAGTAATGACCCTAACAGGCTTTATGTTCCTTGGTCAATAGATGATGCCTATCACAAAATGCAGAACTTGTTGCGTGAGCCGCATCACAACATGGGTTTGATATCAGACTGGAACAATGGCACTATTGACCGTGTGATAGACATTGTGACAGGTGCGGGCGAACAATGGAACCGTGCAGGCAACAGATATCGAGATCATGTGGCCGAAGCCAAATATCATGTAGTAAAGGTTCAATCATGAAAAAAACTGTTGTTGTTACAGGTGCTGCTGGATACATTGGTGGACAAACTGCACTGATGTTGGCCGACTTGGGACATCGTGTTGTGGGTATTGATAAATCTAAATGTCCTAAAAGATTGAAGTCAGTATTTCACGATTATGTTGAACGAGACTTTTCTGACAAAGATTCTCTAGTCAAATTGTTGATTCATGCCCCCCGGGCCATTATCCACTGTGCTGGCACTAGCCTGGTCGGACCTAGTGTCAAACACCCTGGACGTTACTTTGAAAACAATGTGGTAAACACACTCACACTGTTGGATCAGGTGCGCAGAAGCATGCCCAAAACCAGAGTTATTTTTAGTTCAAGTGCGGCGGTGTATGGTGAACCTATTATGACTCCGTGCCACGAAGTGGATCCTTGTGAGCCCATATCGCCTTACGGTGACAGCAAACTCATGGTAGAGAAAATCATGGCAGCGTATCACACAGCCTACAACTTGGATTATGTGGCATTTCGTTACTTCAATGCCTGTGGGGCTGACAGTCAAACAAGACATGGGCAAGCGGAAGATGCTACACACATTTTTGCTCGTGTGCTAGGTGCCATTAGAGATGATGCAGAATTTACATTAAACGGTGTAGACTTTGCCACACCAGATGGCACATGTGTACGTGACTATGTGCATGTGGAAGACATTGCTCGAGCACATGTCATGGCCCTGGACGCTGAAATTCCATCAGGTGTTTATAACTTAGGATCCAACAACGGTACCAGCAATAGAGAAATCATTGCTGCTGCCGAACGCATAACTGGAAAGAAATTAAAAGTTGTCATGGGCACAGCCAGACCTGGAGATCCTGCTGTGCTCACCGCCAGTGCTGCCAAATTTGGCCAGGTTGGAGAAGGATGGCGACAGTTTGAATTAGACCACATGATCCAACACGCCTGGAACTGGTATGTTCGAAAAGATTCTTGAGTTTGAAACAGCCTTGGCCCGGTTCACTGGAGCACCACGTGCTATAATGACTGACTGTTGTACCCATGCCATTGAACTGTGCATGCGGTATGATCGAGTAGAGTCGTGTGCATTTACTCCGTATACATATTTGAGCATACCCATGCTCATGCACAAACTGGGTATCAAGTATCACTATGAAGTTGGTAGTCCGGCTCAGTGGATTGGCGAGTATCATTTTAGAAAAACTAGAATCTGGGACAGTGCTCGACGACTGGAACAAGACATGTATAGGCATGGACAAATACAATGCCTGAGTTTTGGTCACGACAAACCCTTGCCCATAGGACGTGGTGGTGCTATACTGTTGGACGATGAAGAGGCATATCAAGCCATTCTACGCATGCGATATGATGGCAGAGACCTGACTGTCAAACCGTGGACTGCACAACAACAGTTTTGTGTGGGATATCATTACCGACCCACTGTTGAAGAAGCACAGCGTGGATCAAAACTGTTGAAGCGTTATGTGGGCAGTGCGCCGCTGGAGGTTGTTTATCCTGACTGCAGACAAATACGCATAGTTGAATGAATTGCATAGTTCGCAATAGGCTAGGCATGTTGCGGTATGGTGCGGCACATTACATCACGGATCAAATGCATGTGCCAGGTTACTGTGAACAACAGATGGCCAACGATTGTGAACGCAGTGGTATCTCGACTGAAGAGTTTGCACAAAGCAAAATCGTACTGTCATTCTTGGATGAAGGGTTTGGACCTGCAGATATTGCACCATTGACCAACATACTATCGCAAACACACCCAGGCCAGTTTATGGTGCTGTTTAATGCACATGTGGCAGTTGACACATTGACTTACCATGCTAGATGTTGCACCACATGGTTGATCAACCGTAGTGAGTATCACTTAGATCAACTCAACCACAACTTCGACATCCAACTCGATCGCAAGTTTTTGTGTTTGTTGCGCAGACCCACACCAAATCGAGCAAGGCTTGCTGGTTTCTTTTTGAACAATATAGGGCTGGACACAGTAAGATTGAGTTTTGGCAGTGGCGCAACAGGTGGGCTGGATCAATATTGCAATGTTGTGGGCTGTGATTTGCCACTGTTGGTAGATGGTGTACTGACAGACCGTGTGCAAGAGTTCGACGTTGCCAACCCGGTGTTTCATTCTTGTTTGTTTAACATAGCAGCAGAGACCAGCAGCCAGTCTGAAGCAAATTGGCGCAGTGTGTTTCTTACTGAAAAGACTTGGAAGGCCATAATGCAACGTCAGATTCCCATATGGTATGGTGTGCCAGGATTGGTCAAACATGTCAGGGAATTAGGGTTTGATACATTTGATGACATACTTGGTGGTCACCAATATGATGCCATACTGGATGAAACCCAACGACATCAATCTGTATTTGCTCTAATCAGACAACTCAATGATCAATACAGTTTGGCAGATTGCCAGGCACTGCGTCAACAACTGCAACCAAGATTAGCAGCCAACTTTGAACAACTGCTTGTGTACTTTCGAACAAACAGACGCCAGGTTTTCAATACCATACGAGTGTTTGATTCCTTAACCACTTGACTGCAAGATCTAAATAGTGTACAATCACACATTGGAGTAACCATGCAAGAAAAGAATTTATCACAAGTACTTAGAGAACAAATGACTGCCCGAGGCCGCCGCTTCTGGGCCGGAGACAACATCAGCGATTACATGAGTGATGCAGTAAAAGAAAAACTTATTGACGAAGCCACAGTGGCATTTGAAGGTGTGTTGGATGCACTGCTGATCGATCGCGAAACAGATCCCAATTCAAAAGGCACAGCACGTAGGCTTGCCAAGATGTACTACAACGAAATAATGGCAGGAAGATATGAACCAGCACCAGATTGTACAGCGTTTCCAAATGATTCAGCAGACCGTTACGAGGGCATGCTCGTGGTTCGCAGTGAACTTCGTAGTATGTGTAGTCATCATCACCAACCCGTTGCTGGGGTTGCTTATATTGGCATTATTGCGGCAGAGAAACTGATCGGACTTAGTAAGTACACCCGCATTGCACAGTGGTGTGCCCGTCGAGGTACCCTACAGGAAGAACTGTGCATAGACATTGCCAACGAGATCATGGCCGCAACCGCATCACAGGACGTTGGTGTTTACATTCAAGCAGTGCATGGCTGCTGTGAGAATCGTGGCATCATGGCACACTCCAGTCTAACACAGACCACTGTGTTGCGTGGTGCCTTTAAAACGGACGACAGTGTGAAAAAAGAGTTCATGGACAATATCAAATTACAACAGGAGTTTGCACCAAGATGATATACATTACAAACATCACCGGTGAAATTAAATTGCCCTGGGAACCAGGGTTGTTGGAATGGTTGCACGAAAACTATCCTGCAAGTCAGTATAGAGTGGTAGAATTAACTTAAAGGAGAAAGAGCATGGCAAAGAAATTAATTAAATTGGACAAAGTAAACGAATCAATCACAATCAATCGTTACGACAATGGCTTCATGGTCGAAGTGGGTGGACGAGACAAAGAAAACGATTGGAAAAGTGCCAAGATTCTTTGTAACACAGAAGCAGAAATGCTTGACGTGGTCAAAGAATGGAACTCAATGGAAATTGATACTTAAGGAGACATTATGTTTGGCGCAAACTACAATGACAACGATGTTATAAACTATCGTTCAGCAGAAGAAATTAATTCGGCCATGGGTCGTGTGTATGGGCACATGAGCTTGGCTGTACTGGTCAGCATGCTGATCAGTTATTGGATTGGTACCACACCAGAACTGTTGCAATTCTTTTTCACTGGCGTGTTGAAATGGATTGTGATCTTTGCACCCTTGGCAGCCATATTTGGTGTGAGTTATGTGTTGGCCAGTAACCCCACAAAATCCACAGCACAGTTGTGCTTGCATGGATTTGCGGCATTGATGGGCTTGAGTTTTAGCATGATTTTTGCTGTGTTTACCATGGGCTCAATTGTTAGTGCGTTCATGGGTGCGGCCATCTTGTTTGGTGTGATGAGTGGCTATGGCTACTTTACCAAACGCAGTCTTGACAGTGTGGGCCGGTTCATGTTTGTGGGCTTGATTGCAATTATTATCGCCAGCATTGTGAATATCTTCATTGGATCAACTGTGATGCAGATGGTGATTTCAGCATTGGCCATCATAATCTTCCTGGGACTCACTGCCTATGACACACAAAAGATTCGCGAAGAACTCAGTGTGGAGACCAGTGACAGTGCAGAAGTACGTGGGGCATTGACCTTGTACATGGACTTTATCAACTTGTTCTTGAATCTGTTGCAGTTGTTTGGCGGCAGAAAGGAATAATCATGGCAACGTGGGAACTATCAACTGAATACAAAAAGAATGCCATCGAAGTACAACTGTGGTACAAGGATGGTGTCACTATCAAGAAAATTGAAGGCTATCGCTGGGGCACTTTCTACTGTGAAAGCGATGAACAGCCAGATATTGATTTGCGCAATCCAGACGGTTATGAATTGGCCGACTATGACTGGGAACTGGACAGCCTGGATGATGGCTGCTGGAGTGAATGGGAATATCCTGATTCAGTCACAGAAGCGGAACGTGAACAGATCGAAGCAGCCTGGGACGAAAATTGGTACGAAGGCATGGAAGAACTTGGATGGAGCAACGATGACACTGAGTATCATTTTAACGGTCCGTTAAAATTGGTCAACTGTGATACTGGTGAAGAGTTCTCAGTGTTGGATGAAAACTTCAATATTATTCCTGAAACACCGCCAGTTGAAGAATCCAAATTGACTGAGTGGTTTCCTGCCGATGTTGCGCCTGTACGTGAAGGGTCATATCAAGTGAACGATGATAAAAATCCTAGTTGGCCATTTCCTACCTATGCAACCTGGGATGGCGAAAAGTGGAGTGATGACAGCATAGCACAGTGGCGCGGCCTGGCTGAGGATCCTGGTAAATGATCAAGTATGAAACATTAGATGAGGCACAAGCCGCAGGAGTGGCACCTTGGGATTTAGAAGTTAGCCGACTAACAGACTTCCATGTGGCTGTGTTCCTGGATCGTTATCCAGTGGCTTCGGGGCACTTGTTGTTTGTGCCACAATACAACACATCAGATATGATTGTAGAGTGTTTTGAATCAGCCTTGCGCGAAGGTCGTCGAATGATTGCTGGTGGTGAGTGCGATGCATTCAACATAGGTATCAACATGGGAGAATCAGCTGGACAAACTGTGATGTATCCACATGTGCATCTGATTCCACGACGTCATGGTGACTGTGCCGATCCTGTGGGTGGTGTGCGTGGTGTAATTGCTGGGCAGGCCAACTACAAAGCAGGCGGCTATCAACAGCCAGCATAAGTATTTCTTTAAGCGGTCTTGGCGTCATTCCCGCTTTACAAACTCTGCCGCCTATGCTATAATTAACATAGGAGAAAAAGCATGACACAAGATCAAAATCAAGTAGGACACCGTTGGATGTCCGCAAGACAATACAAGTATACCAGTACCAAAGAATACCACGATGCATTTCCATGCGCATATCGTCAATGGCGGGCAGACAGCCATTGCAACTTGATACATGGATATAGTTTCTCAATGAAGTTTTACTTTGGCACAGACAACTTGGATGCACGTAACTGGGCTGCTGACTATGGTGGTCTCAAAGAACTCAAGTCAGTGTTGGAAAGCCAATTTGATCACACATTGTTAGTGGCCGAAGACGATCCCGAACTGGAGTTCTACCAGGAAATGCAACGCCGAAACATTGCCAAACTAACTATATTACCCAAACTAGGCTGCGAAGGTCTTGCCGACCAGTTGTACAAGTATGTGAATGGTGTGTACATTCCCGACATGTGGGGGCAAGGTGAAGCAGAGCGTCTTTGGTGCTACCGTGTGGAAGTACGTGAGACACAATCAAACATGGCTTTCCGTGAAGGCCATAGAGAATGGAATGAGGATTTATTTGCATGACCCCTGAGTACGATATTGCAATGTTGCTGGCCACAAGAGGCCGCACTGAAAGTTTAGGTCGTAGTGTTCGCAGTTTGATCAGTCTTGCTGATCATCCTGACCGACTACAGTTGATGTTTGCATTTGACAACGACGATGTTGCAGGTACTGAATACTTCAAGACCGAACTACAGCCGTGGATGGATGCACAAGACCTCAATTACACTGCCATGCAGTTTGAACGCCAAGGTTATCATAGACTGCACATTTACAACAACAAACTGGCTGAACAAACTGATGCTCGCTGGCTCATGATCTGGAACGATGATGCTGTGATGGAGACCAAGAGTTGGGATACAGAGATCATGAACCATGAAGGTGAGTTCAAACTCTTGGCATTCCACACTCACTTGGATCATCCCTACAGCATCTTCCCTATCCTGCCACGCCGGTGGTATGAGTTGTTGGGCTACATTTCCCCACACTCAGTGCAAGATGGCTGGCTCAGTCAGCAGGCCTACATGTTGGATATTTGGGAACGCATACCTGTGTGGGTGTTGCATGACCGTGCTGACATCACGGGCAATAACAACGATGCCACATTTAAAGAACGTGCATCATTGGAAGGACGCCCATTTGACGAAGCTGACTTTCACAGCAAGACACAGATTGAATTGCGCCATCAGGATTGTGCCAAGTTGGCCACGCACATGCGAGACAATGGAATCAGTATTGAGTTTTTTGAAAACATATTCAAAGGCACACAAGACCCTTGGGAAAAACTAGCACGGAATGATGTTAACCGGCAAATGGTGCAATTTGACAATCCACACCGGCACTTTGCCAAATGATTAAATACTAGATGACATACAAATTAGCCTGGGTTCAACCCAATTTTCAACAAGGACCCAAAGAGCTCAATGCTCACTACTTGCCATATTCAGCCGGTGTGATATGGAGTTATGCCATTGCTGACCCATGGATCAAAAACAACTTTGAAGTAACTGAGTGGGTTTGGCGAAGAGATGCTGTGGAACCACTGGCACAACGACTGGCACAAAATGACATTGTTACTTTCAGCACCTATGTGTGGAATCACCGTTACAACTACGAAGTTGCCAGGCGTGTAAAAGAACTCAATCCCAATGTGTTAACCATATTCGGTGGTCCAGAGCCTGCTATCACAGACCCTGAATTGTTTGTCAAAGAACCGTTTATAGATATTGTGATTTGTTTCGAAGGAGAGATCACATTCCGTAATCTCATGTTGGCTTACCCTACCAAACAGTTTGACGATATTCCCGGCTTGTTAATTAACCGTGATGGCAAAGTGATCAACACTGGCGATGCTAAACGCATTGAAAGTTTGACTGACATACCTAGTCCTTACTTGTCGGGCGTGTTTGATCAATTGATCAAAGACAATCCTGGGGTAATGTGGCAAGGCACACTGGAAACATCGCGTGGCTGTCCGTTTGCTTGTACATTCTGTGATTGGGGCAGTCTCACATACAACAAGGTCAAGAAATTTGAACTGGAACGTGTGTTTGACGAACTGGAATGGATGGCCAAGCGCAATTTTGATTTTATTTCTTTTACAGATGCTAACTTTGGAATGTTTGCTGAACGTGACAGCATGATTGCAGACAAGATAATCGAGTGCCAAGAAAAGTACGGCAGCCCAAGAACATTCAGTGTGGCCTGGGCCAAGAATCAAAAGAAAGAAGTTGTGGACATTGTGAAGAAACTGCTGGATGCACGTGGCTTCAACCAGGGACTCACACTCAGTGTACAAAGTCTAGACTTGGATGTGTTGGAAAATATTCGACGCAAGAACATGGAAATGAGTAAACTGAACGAAGTGTTCGAACTGTGCGAGCAACGCAACATTCCCACTTATACAGAACTTATATTGGGCTTGCCTGGAGAGACCTTGGAGACCTGGAAGAAAAACTTCTGGAGCCTGTACGAAATGGGCAACCACACAGGACTCACAGTGTTTCAGGCACAATTGTTGGAAAATGCTGAAATGAACTTGTTGCAGAAAAAACTGTTCAAGATCTCCAGCCAACCTGTGACAGACTATTTCTCAGGATCATACTCAAACGAACATGTGGAAGAAAGCATTGACATCATCACAGGCACCAAAGACATGCCGTTTGAACAGATGTTGGATGCCAGCATATTCTCTTGGTTCCAAAACACCTTCCACATCAATGGCATCAGTACACTACTGTCAAGATTGGTACGTAAATATGCCAATGTTTCTTACAGCGAATTTTATGCTGATTTGTTCGAACACATGCAAGGCCATGAGTGGTTGAAAAATGAACAAGATCAAGTGCGTCGGTACTACTACAATTGGATGACCACTGGCAGAATCAATCATCCCAGTATCGGTATTGAGATTCACGGGTGGAACTTGATTCACAGAACAGTGTTGAACATACACATGGAACGTCAGTACAACAGTGTGTTTGACATGTTGGAACAGTTCATGGCCAAATACAATTTACCTGACGACTTGCTGGCCGATGCCATGCGATTTCAGCGCAGATACTTTGTGGCCTATGATGCCATGAATACATATCCTGAAGATTTAACTTTAAATTACAACATTTGGGAATATCTCAGTTTTGATCATGACTTGATCCAAGCACCGGCCACTTATAGATTAGAATTCCCTGAAGACAAAACTATGAGTTTCGAACGATTCTTGGAGTTGTTTTATTTTGCTCGCCGCAGAAACTTTGGCAAAGCCACAGTGGAACGTGTAGGAGATGATGGTGCACTGGTGGATGCTGCTCGTCGAGGATCTGCTGCCGCTCGAGGTAAAACAACTAAAGAACTTGCAACTGTAGTTGTATAATGCATGGGCAGTAGGCTGTTTGCATTTGGATGCAGTTTTACTAACTATCGTTGGAGCACCTGGGCGGACTGCCTTGCTCCAGAGTTTGACTACTTTGAAAACTGGGGGCAAAGCGGCGCTGGCAATCACTACATTTTTAACTCAATAATGGAAGCAGATCAACGACATAATTTTAGTGCCGGTGATACTGTGGTAGTGTGTTGGACCAGTTTTACTAGAGATGATCGATATGTTGATGGCCGTTGGCATACCCTGGGGAATATTTTTAACTGTCCTATATATGACCCTGAGTATCTCAAAGACCACTATGACGAGCGAGGTTATTTAATACGAGATCTTGCCTATATCAAAGCAGTAAAAACACTTTTAGAAAATCGTCCAGGACTGACATGGCGTTTCTTGAGCATGGTAGAGATCATGGCACGGCCTACACCGTACGACGATGTCAGTTTGCATAGAGATGCCATGCGATTGTACAGCAATGTGTTGGACACCATATTGCCAGGATATGATAAAACAGTATTTTTAAACAACTGGCCCAAACCTGGTGATGACCCACACCCCAGCCCTGAGGAGCATTTGGCCTATTTGGACGCAGTATTACCGGGTTGGGTGACAAAAACAGAAACTCGTGTTAAAATGCATGAACAAAGTATCAATCTAAATAAAGATCCAAGACGCTCGGGCATGTCCCGAGTCAAAAGACTATAGGAACTACATGAAACTCAAAGTATCAGAATTATTTTATTCAGCACAAGGCGAAGGACGCTATGTTGGCGTTCCTAGTATCTTCTTGCGCATGTTTGGTTGTAACTTTACCTGCTCAGGGTTTGGTTGCAAGCCTGGTGAGAAAAGTACAGAAGCAGACGAAGTGGCCAAGACTGTGGAACTGTACAAAACATTTGAAGAGCTGCCACTGGTGAACACAGGCTGTGACAGTTATGCCAGCTGGCACCCAGACTTCAAACACTTGAGTCCCACATACACAGTGGAAGAACTTGTGAACCGAATGACAGCACTGTTACCTAATGGCAACTGGTTGCAACCCAATGGCAATCCTGTGCATTTGGTGATCACAGGTGGTGAACCGCTGTTGGGTTGGCAACGTGCCTATCCCGAACTGCTGGATATATTGCACGAACGTGGTCTACGACACATTACATTTGAAACTAATGGTACTCAGGACTTAACACGAGAATTCAAAGACTACTTGCGCAACTGGTTTGGTGAAATCACATTTAGTGTGAGCCCAAAACTTTCAGTATCTGGTGAGACATGGGCGGATGCCATCAAGCCTGATGTGGTATGGGACTATGAAACATATGGCGTGACATATCTCAAATTTGTGGTGGAAAAAGTTGCAGATTTTGATGAACTGGATCGTGCAGTGGATGAATATCGCTTGCGTGAATTTGGTGGTCCTGTGTTTGTGATGCCTGTAGGTGGTGTGGTTAGTGTGTATGATGGCAACAGGATCAATGTTGCTGACGAAGCACTCAAACGTGGCTACTGGTACAGTCCCAGATTGCACGTGGATCTTTGGGGCAACGGGTGGGGCAAATAATGGGATTTTTTGATCGATTTAAAAAGACACCTCCTGCAAAAGAGGAAAAAGAAAAAGTTATTCGTGTGCCTAAAGCACCTGAAAAAACTGCCAAGCAAACGGCCACAGAAAAGAACGAACCGTACGTGGCTATTCTTACCATGGACATTGATCCCAACAACCTACATCAAGGCGCATTTGAACTAGACTGGAATGAGATATTCATTGCTCGACTGGTCAAGGCCGGTTACATGATGAAGCCCACAGATGCAGACTCTGACATTGTGGATCGCTGGTTCCAAAATGTGTGCAGACACGTGGTGATGGAAACATGGGAACAAGATCAAGCCATGCGCAACTCAGCAAATGGTTATGTACACACCCGAGACATTGGCGATGGCCGCAGCGAAATAAGTTAAGGAAAATCAATCATGATGGATGGAAGACGTGTGGGCTTTACTGCCTCAACCTTTGATTTGTTACACGCTGGCCACATCGCCATGTTGCGTGAAGCCAAAGAAGAATGCGAGTATCTAATCTGTGCATTGCAAAACGATCCCACCTTGGATCGGCCCAACAAGAACCGACCAGTGCAGAGCATTGTGGAACGACAACTGCAACTGATTGGTTGCAAGTATGTGGACGAAGTCTGGGTGTACAACACCGAAAAAGATTTGGAAGACCTGTTGTTGATCCTGCCCATTGACGTGCGCATCTTGGGTGTGGAATATGAAGGCCGGGAATTTACTGGCCGTGAGATCTGTCACAAGCGTGATATTGAATTACATTTTAACGGTCGTGATCATTCATTCAGCAGCAGTGAATTGCGCCAACGTGTGGTACAGGCCGAATCTCTGAAAAAGAAACTGGAAGCATGGGAACCAACTGGTGCAGATGACACAGGTGGTCCCAGTCCCCGATGATATTGTATGTGAATGGTTGTAGTCACACTGCGGCCGCAGAAGCAGTTGTTCCTGCGGCATTTGCTGTGGATGATGGCCGGGCTGGCATAGATCGACGCCCACATCCCGCGAATCTAGCGGCCAGTTGGTGTACCCAACTTGCAGAACAATTAGATGCCAACTTGGTGTGTGATGCAGAATCTGGATCCAGTAATGATCGCATACTTAGGACTACACAACAATGGCTAGATAATCAAACAGACTTAGCAGACGTTTTTGTTGTGATACAATGGACTACTTGGGAACGAGAAGAGTGGTTGCACAATGGCACCTATTACCAGGTCAACGCCAGCGGAGTTGACTGGGTTCCAAAAGATTTACAATTACGCTACAAGCAATATGTGGCCAATCACGATTACTGGACAAAAACTCAAGAATGGTATAAAAAAATCTGGAACCTGCATGTTGAACTGTCAGATCGAAAAGTAACACATTTGTTTTACAACGGATGGAGTACATTTAGTGATATTCCAGATAAACGAGATTTTGGTAAAAGTTATCTTGGTCCATATGACCCAGCTCTTAGTTACAATTCTGTGCTGGTAAACAACAGTTTCAAATGGGTCTCTCCAAATTCTTACCACTTTGATGCCAAAGGCCATTGCTTTTGGGCGCAATACCTGTTACAATACATCAAACAACACAACTTGGTGAACACAAATGCGCTACCTACTGATTGATACTAGCAACATGTTTTTCCGTGCGCGGCACCAAGCACATCGCGCCGCAGACACCTGGACCAAACTGGGCTTTGCCCTGCATTTGACCTTGATGAGTGCAAACAAAGTAGCACGTGATTTGGGCGCTGATCATGTGGTATTCGCACTGGAAGGGCGTAGCTGGCGCAAAGATCATTACAAACCCTACAAAGCCAATCGTGCAGTGGCACGTGGGCAAATGAGCGAGTCAGAAGCAGAAGAGGACAAGCTGTTCTGGGAAACCTATGATGAGCTGACTAAATACTTGTCTACAAAAACCAACTGTAGTGTTGTTCGCTGTGCCACAGCAGAAGCAGACGACATCATTGCACGTTGGATTGCACTACACCCCCAAGACGAACATGTTATTGTTAGTTCAGATTCCGACTTTGTGCAGTTGATTGCACCCAATGTAAAATTGTACAATGGCATCAACGATCACTTGTTTAGTACCACGGGTGTTACCGACGCAAAAGGCAAAAACTTGGCATTTACTATTGAGAGCAACTCAAAGATCAAGGTTGGTAAAGCTGACGTCAACTTTGTGCCGCCTGTGGACTATCAGCGGTGGGTGTTGTTCTTGAAGTGCATGCGTGGTGATCCCGGTGACAATGTGTTTTCAGCCTATCCAGGTGTGCGTGTGAAAGGCACAAAGAATCAAGTGGGACTGACAGAAGCGTTTGAAGATCGTGACCGTCGTGGCTATGCATGGAACAATCTCATGTTGCAACGTTGGATGGACCATGAACAAGTGGAACGCAAGGTGCTGGAAGATTATGAACGCAATCGTGTGTTGATCGATCTTACTGCACAGCCTGATGCTGTCAAAGCAGTTGTAGATGAAGCCATACGTGAGCAGATCAGCCATCGGGATGTGGGCATGGTAGGTGCGCACTTCCTAAGATTCTGTGGCAAATACGAACTCACTAAACTCAGTGACTTTGCAGATGCAATTAGTCGCTGGTTGAATCAAACATACAAAGGAGTATTAGATGATCGAAGCCAAACCCATAGTGGATAAAAAGTATTGGATCTTGAAGCAAGACAATCGCAAGGTTGGTGTGGTAGAAGCCGAAGCCGACGGCTACACTGTGCGCATCAATGATCAAGTGGGCAAGTTCAAAACCATTCCCATGGTGCGAAAGCAGGCCAATATTGAGTTTGCACCACCTGAGAAAATCACAAAGCCTGCACCAGACCAAGTGCATGGATTTGAAACAGGATGCAGAGCATTCAATCCTATGTGGGATGTCAAGCACCGGTTGCCGTTGTTCACCAAAGAAAACAAATCAAAGTCATGGTATGCCGCAGGGTGGTATGCTGTGAAACAACATCGTGCATGGAAACTGCTTCGCAACCCAAAACTAATTGTGTTGGAACGTTATCAATATCAAGGACCATTTCATACTCAGGAGGCAGCACGTGACAAATCCCTTTCGTGATCAAGAAAAATTCATGAGGGCCTGCGACCAGTCAGTGGACGCAATGAACGAATCTCAGTACACCATGTACAAGAGTTTGATTGAAGAAGAGTTCGGCGAACTGCAACAAGCACACGACATGGAAGCAGAACTTGATGCGTTGATTGACATCCTTGTGGTCACCATTGGTGCCATCCACTCAGCAGGCTTTGATGCCGAAGGTGCCTGGAAGGAAGTCATGAGTACCAACTTTGCCAAGATTGACCGTGAAACAGGCAAGGTGCGCAAACGTGAAGATGGCAAAGTACTCAAGCCCGTGGGTTGGACTGCGCCCAACTTGGTACCGTTTCTAAAAAAATGAGCATGCACATAAATCGTTTTGTGGACTCAATAAAGGCTGCAGAAAGCCGCGGACAACGAGAACTACAAATAAGCCTGCGTGATGCCAAAGATCTACACAGTGATATTACCAAACTGTTGCTCACACTGGAACAAATGCGAACACAACAAGCACGTGGTGCAGAAATAGTAGAAGTGCAGATCACCGGCGGTAGTTTTAAATCTACATAGTTATTGGCATAAATAAACGCGGAGTTTAATATGTCAAGACCAAAGCCTACAGTGCTAATTGAGCACACTAACAAACAGACTTACAAGACAGAACAAGTGCTGGCGTCAGAAGGTGTTTGGGCGGTGTTTTTTGATGCCAAGCCTATCAACTTGAAAACCAGCAACTTGCTTACTCAGTTTCCTGGTCCCAAGTACAAAAAAGTATCGTTCTCCAACCCAGGACACGCCATTAACTTGGCTAGAAAACTCAACACACAGTTTCGAACAGACAAGTTCAGTGTTGTGCTGTTGACACAAGGGGATAAGATCTATCCCAATGCTCAATAAACTTGCTCTTACTCAGGAACTGATAACACG